CTCAGGCATTACCAAGGCATACCATCAGCAGACACAGGGTTCTTCTGTCCTGCAATGTTGGCTGTCAGTGCCGCCTCAGTAGCGTCCTGATCGACTGACTCGTGTACCCATGCCAGTACAGCAGACTCTGTAAGGCTGTCGTAAGCAACAAAGTCATCAGCAGAGGCATCAGGTGTAAAGCCTACAGTGCCGTATGAGGATGCAGAGTAGGTCACAGCGTCGTCGCCAGTGCCGACAGTTTCTTCTTCAGTAACACGCCAGTGTGCAACGGTTACACCGCCGTCTGCCAAGTTACGCTCAAGGTTTGCGATAGTCCATGTAGCCATTAGGCTTCTCCTTCAAGTTGTGCAACTCTTGCACGTAGTGATTGAATTTCTTTTAACATCATAGGTACTAGCTTCGAGTAGTCTACGCCCATCATGTCGTCTGAGTCAGCGTCTCCACTGACAGCTTCTGGTGCAACGCTCAAAAGCTCCTGAGCAACCATGCCGTACTTCTGGTGTGCCCCGTCAGCCTTCCAGTCAAATGAACGTACTTGGATAGCGTCAATGTCGTCAGAAGCAGAAGGTGCATCTACGATGTTGTCTTTGAGGCGTTGGTCTGAAGAGGTGTTAAAAGTAGTAGCAGAAGCACCCATCACAATACTACCTACAGTTGTGCCTCCGCTGTTTATTAAAACAATTCCATAGCCGTTACCGCCTGCTTGGAAAGAAGCGCAATGCAACGAGCCTGTTGCATCAACAGACAAACCGCCAACATTAGGGCCAGCAGAAGTAGTACCAACCAGCAAGTTGCCGCTAACGTCCAGCATCATGTTGGTCTGAACTGTGGCAGTGTTTCCTGCTGTACCTGCTGGAGCAGTGGCCCAGTAATGTATACCGTTAGTTATTTGATATTTTCCAACAGCAACAGAACTAACAGCGTATTCTTGAGTTGACTGCCCGTCCCAAAACAAACCACTCATAAAATGAGTATCTGCCGCACCTCTTCCTGTTATGTTTGAGCCAACATTTCCTATTTCTAAACATTTATAATGTGAAGCTGAAGGAGTAACTCCAATACCAACATTCGCTGATGAGTTTAATATTATATCGCCATTAGCCGTAATAAGTTCTAAATCTGTTCCAGATGTAATAATTCTTGCATCATAGTCATCCGAAGATGGGCTTTTCATGTCTATAAAAGCACCAGAACTACCACCAAGTTCTACAGCCGCATATCCGCTAGAATTACTAACATTTAAACTAGCATCGGCAAAGACACTGCCTGACAGGTAAAGGTCTTTGAAGCGTGAATTAGATAAGCCTAAATCAAGTGTTGCATCTAAAGCTGAGCCATCTGGCTCACGAGGAAAAACAGCCGCACCTGCTGATTGCTGTCTAAATCTTAAGCCAACATCATTACTTCCTATAATGATGCCAGAATTGTCAGTAGAAGAAATACTACCGACTGTGGAGCCGTCTTTGGCGAAAGTAGCAATAGCCCCGTCTGTTGACTTGCGGTTTAAATATAAAGGGTCGCCATTAGTTCTTACGCCGACGAAGCCTGTAGGACGAACCTCAAAGCCATCAGTTGTTAAGTCTGAAGAAGTCTTACCAACCAGCAAGTTGCCGCTAGAGTCGATACGCATGCGCTCAGTACCAGAAGAAACACCCGCTGTTGCACCAGAGCTAAATGTCAAAGCGCCTGCAACATTTGTTACGGCATAACCGCTCGTAGAACTGTCAAAAAACAACCGCGCACTTTGCGTTGCATCAGCACCGTTTCTATTCAGCTCTATACCATTCGCGCCTGAGCCTTCTACTGTAAGCGTGGTAGCTGGACTGCTAGTGCCGATACCTACATTACCAGAGCTATCAACAAGAATGCGAAAAGCAGAAGCATCATAATCATAAAAACCTAGATTACCGCTCGTATCAGAAGTGATAGCGTACTTGCGTCCACTTGCTCCTGTATTATCAAGAAGAAGCCTCGAGCTGGTTGAAGAGCTTAACTCAATATTTGCGCCATCCGTAGGAGTAAGAGAGGTTGTTCCTATTCCAAGACTTTCTAAACTCGCATCCCAGAACAACTTCGCAGTCGTGCCAGTGTCTTCGTAGAAGCTAATGTCGCCGTTGTTGGCGATACCAAATCTTTGAGCTGTATTACCTGAATTGAAAACATCAAAAGAACCATTAGTGCCACTTAACCTTACATGACCATCACTATTACCTAAAAGAACTTGTCCAGCACCTGTATTATTTGCTCTTCGTAAATCTGCTACATTTGCTGTTGCACTTGATATGGTTAAACCATCAGCAGTCACTGTGCCAGTTACATTGATGCCTTGTGTATTTACGGCTAATCGTTGCGTACCGCCCTGTGTAAATGTGGTTGTATCACTACCCGCAAAGGTAATATTAGTGTTGTCGTCTGAGTCACCTTTAATAGTATCGAGTGCAATAGTACCTACGTTTAGAACATTATTGTCGCCAAGATTAAGGCCGTCTGCTGTTATAGTGCCGGTTACGTCGATGCCTGTGGAGGTTGTGGCTAGTTTTAAGTTGCCGCCATAATACAACTCAGCTTGCGCGCCGTTGGTGAATTTAGCGTAAGTAGAGCCAGTTAAGTTTTGAAAGCGCAGGTTATTTTCTGCTTGTAACTGAAGCTCACCTGTACCTGCGTCTTTAATAACGCTAGTAGACCCATCATGATAAATCTGTAGGTCAGAGCCAGCACCGAAGACAGCCTTGTCACTATCGGCAAACAGAATGTCATTACCATTAGACGCAAGATCACCACCTAGCTGTGGCGTAGTGTCGTCCACCAAGTCTTGCATTGCAGAGTCAGCAGTAGAGCCTTGTGCGGCTGTAGCGTAATCAGAAGAGTCGAACGCTTTAACCTGTGCAAGGTTAGTAACCTCTGAGTCCATTAAGGCACCAGCGGCTGTGACGTTAGCTGTATCTGTTACGTCTGCTGAAGCTTCAATGCCGTCCAGCTTAGTGTGGTCAGCATCGGTAAATACATTGGAGTCCGTAGCGGCTTCTACTGCGGCTCTAATCTCAGCATCGGTTTGGTCTGCTGTAGCACTAGCCTCAATGCCATCTAGTTTACTGTGATCTGCGTCAGTAAAGACGTTAGAGTCTGTGGCAGACCCAACTAACGTACGAATCTCTGCGGCAGTCTGGTCAGCAGTAGCGCCTGCTTCTATGCCGTCTAACTTAGCACCGTCTGTAGCAACGTCACGGCCATCAATGGTTCCGTCTGTAGTTAGGTTGCCAGAGATAGCAGGAGCAGTAAGTGTTTTGTTAGTAAGCGTCTGTGTGCCTGTTAAGGTTGTAACAGTAGAGTCAATATCAAAGGTAACAGTATTGCCTGAGCCAGACGTATCAATACCAGTACCGCCTGTGAAGGTCATGGTCTCAGTATCTAAATCAATATTTAGTGCGCCGCCTGAGTCTGCTTGAAAGTCTAGGTCTTGCGCTTGGAGTTCTGTGGTTACAGAGTCAACGTACGCTTTTACGGACTGCTGTGTAGGAACCAGAGTTGCACTGTCGGACGACATATCGTCTTCATCGACAAAGGCAGTGACACCAATGGTTCCGTCAGAAATAGTTTCAAAGGTCAGGGTTCCGGTAAACGTAGGCCCTGCTGTGTCAGCTTTGGTTGTAATGGCTGTGGCAATTGCGTCAAACTCAGTTTCAAATTCAGCGCCACGAATAATTTTTCCTGAGTCGCCTGTAGGTAACGAGTCCTTCGCTTCAAAGTCTGTAGTCTTAGTGTAGTTCGACATTGGAAAGTCCTATTGCAGAGAAGAAGGAGGAGAAAGGAAAAGGGGCCATTGCTGACCCCCTAAGATCGTTACTCAGCGACTGCGAGTACGAAACCAGCTTCAGGTCGGTATACTTCAACACCGTAGAGGCAATCAGCCGTGTACAGAGTTGAGAGGTATTCCTGCTTGTACTGAGTCTGTGAACGAACAGCTTGCTGCTCTGCCATGACAATAGCGTCACGGTGGAACAAGAGTGCTGCACGAGTATCAGCAGATCCAGCAGTGTTGTCTGCTGCTGCTTCGATAGTTGCACAGTTGTTTGAGACGTAGATGTCTACACCGTACAGGTTACCGATAAGGCCA